GTCGACCCATCGCCATATGAAGCCTTGAGCTTCCCCGCGGCGCGCGGGTTTCGTAGCCTGGCCAGTGAAGTAGGCATATAAGCCAACATCACCGGGTAACCGGTCACTTGCCACCTCTTCCCAGAGGATGGGCTGACGACTCTCTAATCGTTGGAGTTGATGATTCCAACGTATCCAACCACTCTCAACCATCGCCCGGATTGTTACCGGGTCGTGATCAAAAGGAAGCGGGATTCTCTTCGAGATGAAGTCGTTCAGGGCTCTCGCACTGGCTTGCAAACCAATGTCGTAGAGCTGCTTGCGCTCTTCAGCGAAGCTGATCCAATTGACCGTGGACTTAATGGTAGAGTAGTGAAAGCGTACGATGCGTACGTCGGTATCACCCCACCAAAAAGAACCGCAAGACTCTCGGACGGGTGTCTGAGGTCCGCAGGTTTTCCTGGTGTTCACTACAAGACCGGCACACTGTAGTGCCGAGCATACAACCTCAAGGTACACCTCTGGGATGATTATATCATCGCCAAAAGTCAAGAGGCGGTAGCGATCGATAATCTTATGGACATCATTGTGAATGATGTGTAAGATATCGCCTACAGAGTTGTAGGTGTCTAAGCGAAGTTCTTCACTTAGAATCGCTGCCAGGGAAATCGCCCAGAAGGTGAGCGACTCGACAGGAAAGCATAACGCATTTCCCATCGTAAACGCAGCGTCGTAGACGATGCGCCTTCCGTCAGGCAATTCGATCATGGATGATCGATGCTCAGCAAGAAGCTCGAATACCCTTTTGGGGTATAGTAATCGTATCAAGCCTAGGCTCAACCGATCACTGGCATCACTTAGGTCAATAGTCGCGTTCCCTTTACGCCGCGAGGCATAAAAGTTATGTGACTGATCAAACAAGTGAATCGCACCTCGAGTGAGAAGTGAAGTGGTAATAATGTCGTATAAAACCGACATTAACCCTTGTTGGGAGAACATGAGGTTTGCTGGTTCAATACAGATTAACCTTTTCTTGGTTAAATCTTTAGGAACCATAGTGAGCCTCGAACACGAGACACTGTCATCATCGGGTAAAACCGTAGACAGGAGGTCAGTCTGACCCAGAAGGATATCCTTCTGGAGACGGACACTCTCACGCATTCTCCACTTCTCAAGGCCAGTAGACCCGTCGTACACCGCCCCTGGGCCATGCCGGCCGAAAGGGTCGGACACCCATTGCGCAAGCGCAGGGTGTATCTGTCCTCTGTCCATCAGTACCTCGCTGATGAGGGCTCTCGCAATGAGAACAACCTCATGGTAAAAGAACTGATGTGAGAGTGGGGTGCAGAGGGAATATCGTTCTCGACGTGACATACGCGAGACGAAATCTTCTACAACCTTGTTCTCATCAATATCAGGCTCAATATCCTCAACCTTGGAGAAGGCGAGTAATATCTGGCGAAGAGCTTGAAATCTCTTGGCCTGAGCGATATTATTCCGCCGCCAGGTAAGTGGTTTACCATACTTCGATGCGTCGAAAAACGTGTCGAAGAGCGACAGTAGACAGGGATGTAACGGCATACCGTTGTACCAATCCCACACGTGAAGAGCCGATCGAGTGATTACTGAATACTCGAACAGCTTCCCAAGCTGGATTAGTGACATACGATACTTCCGAGCAAGTTCGTCATCGCCATGGGTGTCGATAAACACCAGAACGTCCCAATCTTCGATCGGGTCGTTGGCTAGCACGGTTCGCTCGGTTTGGGTCAACCAAGGATCCAAATCTTTAAGAACTGATGACGCGAAGGTGGTGTAAAGACCAGTGCATGTTTCCATACAAGGCTCCAGTGTTAAGGTGGCTTGTGTCTTATAACCCCTGCTGTTTACTTGGACGGCTGTGGGACCCATGGTTAGGGTCCCCTCGCTTACATAAACAGCCAGGAACTTAGTGTTCCCCTACAAGCTTCAAGAGCTCGTAGACCAATTGGAAAGCCAATATTACTATTGGCCCAAATTTAATCACGAGCTTGAAGCCCGACATCAGAAGTCTGCGCCTGAGAGGAGAGCGGTGATATTGGCCAACGTGGCCTCCATCGCTGTCTCCGCATTCAGAACGGACGCCATCACACAGACGAGCTTGGTCTGCTCGGTGAGTGTGAGGATCGACGTGTCCTTCGGGATAGAGATATCCAGGAGGACTTGCGCAGTCGCCAATTTACCCGTCGTGGCATTTCGCTCGGTGCGAAACGCACGAACGATCACGTGGTCGTTACCCGTCGCATTACCGGAAGTCAGCTTACGCTGGATTTCGATACCGTACGGGCAGGCGAGGTCACGCGAGGCAACTTTCCAAACGGAGCCTTCCTTTCCGGAAGACACGAGTGAGAAAGATTGCTGGGTGCTTGAATTGACGTAGGGGGCTAATGTTGATTTAGCCATCAGTAACACTCCTTCGCTTGAGGTGGGATTGGTTCATTTAAGTGCTCTCTGCAGGATTAGTGAAATCCCGGAGGCGCTTTTAAGAGCTGAGAGCCCACTTCCTGTACAGGAAGATATGACTTGTGGCCAGGAGTATGCGCCGAGTGTCCTCATGTAGGCTGACATTTCAAGATTAGCGGTTCCAAGTGAACCACCACCCTTGTAATCCCAGCCCCACACCCCTTCCCAGGGGGGTGGTACCCGAAGACCGAATACCATCTGCATCGCGCAGATGCACCCGATCTTTTGGGAGTAGTGAAGATCTCGAGCATCCATCTGGTGGAGACGCGCAAATGTTTCGGGAAGATGCCAAAGAGCTTGTGGGTCGACGAACCAGTCGATCACAAAGCTATAGGGCGTCAATTCCCAGAGCACGTCCAACACGTTAGAGGGTGTGAGTCCAAACGCACGGGATGTGCGCTCAAACCTTCCCCACCGGCGTGCAATGTCGTTCACTTGACGACATCCAACCCTCCAGGTAGAGTATCGGGTACCGCGTATGCGGAAATATCCCTCATCTGGTCCCTGGGGGCCACCGAAGTAGTCCGGACGGATAGCAATCCAAGTTTCCTCGGTCTTTCCGTGGGAATACTGCCAGTCATCCTGAGTCTCCTCTGTATGTGATACAGAGAATCTAGACTCTAAGGCTTGCTGTTGGTCCGCCGGATTAGTGCGCATAGTCTCAGAAATAGCATTGGAAATGCCTTTCATGTCGCTATACGCGGCTTTCCAGCCGTAAATACCTTCAAGCCAGAGATTGGCACCAGCTTTAGATAGGCTGGACAGGCTGAGGTTGCCTGCGATTTTACGCCAATCGGCCTTTAGCAGGCCGAACGGGTTCTTTAACATCCTGATCGTCTTACCTGCCTCGCAAAGCGTGACGGGTAAGAGACACTGGGATGTGTAGGCACCGTTCAGTTTCTCGGCGAGTTCGTTGTACATTGCCGCAACATTAGGCGGATTAGTGCCTAAGCCCCAACTGATGTTGGGGGAGACCCAATAGTACGGAGACTGCTCACGCACCATAAGATCGAGGAGGCCGGCGGCAGCATAAGATCGATATCTTATGTTGTTGACGCAATGACCTCTCTTCTTTGTGTGAACGAGAGCATTAAACGTACGTTTGGTTCCAGGCGGTGTAACATAGTCAGTCATCCATGAACCTACAGTACCCCCTACACTCAGTGTGTAGGGGCCCGCGGACACGAAATTACAATAATCCTGTTTTTGGATATCGTCATTTCCACCACCAATACCGCTGTAATGTTGGTATTGGGGAGGTCCGTAGACACCGTAGGCTCGCGAACGTTCTGACATACGAAACTCGCTGTTGGGGGCTCCTAAAAGGGGTACAAGTATTGTGGACCTTCATATGAAG